CGCGACGGCGGTTGCTTGTCGCGTCCGCGAAGCCGCGCATCGCCTTTCTGACGAGAACCGCCGCACCCCCTCGGTGTCGGTGGAAGAGTTGGAGAAAGTGATGGGCATGGAGTGCCGTTCACCACTCACACTCCTCATGCTTCTGCGGGATCTGATCCAGCGCCACAAGGAGGGCGACCATCAAAATTAATTGCCCTCTAGATTTCTTTTGATGCCCTGAGGTATAATAATATAGATGATGAAAAAACACATCAACATACCAGCGAGAGCGGGTGTAGGCTTTGTTACAGCTGCAATCGCTGGGCTCGGAGCAGAAATGATCTGGGATCTCAACGTCTATTGGTTCATACCAATCACGATCTCGTTGCTTATCGGAACCCGTCTTATAGAGACAAAGGAAACTGAAGAATGGAAACAAAAGCACTTTCTGAACTAAGGATCGCAGAAAGAGCCTACATCGATGGGCTAAGAGCGTTTGCCGACTTCCTTGAAAAGAAGCCGGATCTCATTCCAATATCCAAGTTCAATCCCTACATCTTGTGCGATACGGCAGAGGAGTTTGCACTCTTCGTTCGTAAACTCGGACGAGGAGAAAAACAAGCAAACGATACCGCGATGAGAGTGAACCGGATGTTCGGACCTCACATGCTTACCATTTACATCAGTCGCGAACAAGTTTGCACTAAGGTGAAAGTAGGTACTCGTAAGGTATTGAAAGAGGTTCCTACCTACACGACCCAAGAGGTGGAGGAGGATGTTTACGAATATGAATGTAAGCCAGTCCTTTCCCTTCCTCAGGTAACTGTTACGGAGTAGACGAACAATGCCATACTGCGGACGCTGCAAACAACCTTGCGAAGTAGTATGGCAGCATGAGGATATTGGTATCGGTCCCTACGAGCACTTCGGTACTCGGGGGGTCGATATCCAAATCCAACACATTCCGGAATCGGATTGCTGCCACGCGATTGTTTACTACGATGAAGAATGTACCCAGGAGTACGACGATCTCTTTAAGGAAGAGGATTAGCCAATGCCTGACATGATTCTGTATAAGCACTTTGAAATCGAACCTAAGCCGATGGTCACACATGGCTCTTGGGGACAACATGATGTAGGCACTCATGCCTCAACGATGGACATCTACTGGACACCTAACCTGAAAGGAAAGGTTACCCGTGAGAAGATACGTAACGGCCACGGCATGATTGAATGGAACATCGGGACCCTAGATGAGTGCGAGCACATCGGCATCTGGACAGAGGAAGGAAACCTAACCGACTACGATGGCATCATGGCACTACCTCTTGAGGCAGCTGAGATACTTGAAATGATCGGCATCAAGGTCTCTGAGGAGTTCAAAGATAAGTGAATGGAAGAACCATGAGTACGGGTTTCTAGGAGGCTTCGTTAGAGGCTTAGCCGTAACAGCAGCCCTGCTCTTCATAGGCTGGATCTTGGTTTCGATCTTTACACAATGACCATTACAGTAAGCCAAGACGACATCGACGAAGGTAAGAGGAGACAGGTAGGTTTCTGTCCTATCGCCCTCGCCTTAAAGCGTACCGGTTACTATGAGGATGTAGCGGTCAGCGACGCTTACATCTTTACAGAGTACTGGGCAATACTACAAACCTGGAAGCTAAGACTTTGGCGACTTAACTTTGACAAAGGTAGGCGCGTCGGGGAGATCAGCTTTGAAGTTCCTGATCCCTAGATAGCGGTACGCATAGGTAAGGACGTGCATAAGAGCATCGCCGCCGTGGGAGTAGGCATGCGTACTACCCCCGATGTGTTCAAAGGGCTTGACCCATTCAGGCTTCCTTACCTGAATGAATCGCCTCTGATCGGGCATTTGTTTCTTCCACAGGACACTATGCATCTCACACAACTGCTTAATGGCGCCTATGACCTCGAGAGCAATCAACTTGACACCAGCGGGTGAACGTGGCCCAATGGAGAAGTCTTCGAAGATGACTTGGTTGCTATTCTTGATCAGCGCATTCAAGCGGTCCCTTTCGGGGAACTGTCCAATGTCCAACAAGCGACAGTCTTCCCCGTTGACCTCTACCAGGGCAAAGCCTGTTTGTCCTCCTGGGTCAAGGCCAAGCAAGTGAATCATGCTACGGCCTGTACACCGTAAGCATGCTGAAGGGTCGAAGGATCACCAGGGAAGCTAATGGCTTCGGCGATCAGTTTAAGCAAAGGCACCGGAGGCTTATCCTCTGCCCCGATCTCAATGTTGCAGATTCGAGGCTGGGATACTCCAACAAGCTTACCCAGTTCACCCTGAGTAACGCCTGCCTTCTTCCGGTACACCATCATATTAGAGGGGTAACCATTCATTGTGTTATAGGCTCTCCTTTCGTATTAAGCCTGTATTATTATCGCATAAAGTATTAGGATAAAGCACCCTAGATTTCACTCATATTGGTTCAGTATAATTATAAACCTGTCTATGAAGTATTACGCCTTCTACTCACAATACCTTGAGCTGAAGGAACCTCCTCCGAATAGCAAGAATAAGTTTTGGGCATGCAAGTGTATATTCCATGATGATCGTAAAGCGTCCGCTGGTGTTGATGTCGAGACCGGTGTCTTTAACTGTTTCGGCCCCTGTGGCACCTTCTCTCCAGCAGCCTTTCTACAAAAACTTGATCCCGACCTTAGCTATCCGGAAGCCAGTGCCCTTGTGGATGGTTTCAGAAGAGAAAATGGTCTCATTGAAAAGCATGAGACTTTCAGCAAGGTTCGTAGTCGTGACCCTCGTATGGATAGGCTCTACCAAGAGAGCCTTAAGGAGAACCTAGAAACAAATGAACTCGCCCAAGAATACGCTTCCTCAAGGGGGCTCACCATCGCTACTCTGGCTTTCAACGGAATCGGATTCCTACCAGCTGCGCGTACTCATTGGAATCGCGACAGTCTCGTTTTCCCCTATTTCTTTAATGGACACGTCGTGGGAATCCGTTACCGAGATAAAGGAGGGTGTAAGTCAGGTGAGCCTGGTTGTTACTTTACCATCTGGGGAATCGATGCACTTGACGCTGGAGCAGATTCAAGAATTGCTATTGTGGTGGAGGGAGAGTCCGATAGACTTCGTACGCAGCAGGAGCTCGGGAAGACTAGTTTTCAAGGAGTAGTCGTAAGCACACCCACTTCTTCATTCAACAAAGAGTGGGCGCGCGAGTTCGATGGCTACTTCAGAGTAGTACTAATTACTCAGGCTGACAGTGCTAGCGGAAAGATCATTCCATTAGCGCATGCCGCCTTAGGAGAGAAGCTGGCAGTACTAAACCTGCCATGGAGAAGGAAACAAGTTGGCAAAGATGTCTGCGACTGGTTCAACTACAATACAGGGGAAGACCTACGAATACTTATTGAATCCCTTGTCGGAGATACGAGTAGGCGTTTCATGTCAGGATCCGACTTTAGCGACATGGCTTCGGAACCCCGAAGTTTCCTTATCAATAAACTCCTCGCTCGCCGTCAGGTTTGCGTTGTCGCAGGACCTCCAAAGGCAATGAAGACATGGGTAATGCTTGCGATGATCAAGTCGCTCATTACCGGAACAGAGTTCCTCGGGATACCTAACATGACTGGAGTAGGAGGGGCCCGGTGCTTAATCATTGAAGAGGAAGGTGACGCAGAGGAGTTCAAACAAAGGATGGATATGGTGTTCGCCGATAGTACCATAGACTGGAGGGAGTTCGTAGTTATCGGCCATCACTTAGGGGTCAAGTTTGACTCTGATACATGGGTTACCGAGGTAGAAAATGTTATCAACCAACATCGAATCGACGCAGTGTTCGCCGATCCTTTTCAACGGCTCCATTCGGCTGACGAAAACTCAGCCAGTGAGCAAGGACCGATATGGACTAACGTACACAGACTCACCACCCGCTTTCCACGCCTTGGGGTCGTGCTCCTTCATCACTTCAACAAGACGGGAGACATTAATCTTGGATGGAATGCCTTTAGGGGATCTTCTCGCATGGCTGGAGAGGTCGATCTTGGCATCTTCGTTGAGCGCCGACCGAAGTCAGAAGCTAATGGTGCAAAGCTCAAGTTTGACGGAAGATCAATTCCAAGCATTGAAACGCCAGACGGAAAGGATATCTTTCGTCTTAAGTTCCACGAGCGCGGGGGACTCTCCCTCGACGTCGGCTTAGCCGTTGACAAGCGCAAGACCTTCCTAGCTGAAACCTTGCTGCGACCTATGGGATGGACAATCTCTGAAGCAGCGGCCTACCTTGGCTTGGACACTACTAGGATCCGTAGTTGGGTAGCAGCAATGAAAGAGCTCAGGCTACAAGGCGACATCATTCTGCCTGCCCAATAAAATCATTTTGCCCTCTAGATTTCCTTTAAGGACATGTAGTATAATTATATTAGATGAAACAACTTTTCATCAAGGAGACTGAATGTCATGAATAAGGAACTTAACAAAACGGCGCCGATGCTTATTGACCCTGAAACGTTTATGCTGCAGCTAGTGACGACGCTGAAGCTCCCCATAGTACATGCCGTGTTGAAGCACTCGCCGTGCGACGATACCATGGAAGCGAACATCACGTTTCTAGTGAGTCAGATACTTGCCAAGAGTGCCATCGGTGAATCGAGACCTCAGGACATTTCGAAGTGGGCTTCGAGCATCATCAAGTCGTTCGATGATGAGGTGCTTGAGAACGAATTGGATTCCCTGAAAGACGACCTTGAAGATACGCTGATGGCGTTCTCTAGTATCAACGCTTCCTCTATCTTGCAATCCATCCTGAAGGGAGACCTACATGCCTGATCATGACACGTCAGCAATACCAAAGCACTACACAGATCATAAGGTAACTCCGGTAGAGCTCATTGCTGCCTACGACCTTAACTTCCCTCTGGGCTGTGCTATCAAACACATAACCCGGCACAAAGAGAAACTCGGTAGGGAGGACATTAAGAAAGCCCTTTGGTATGTCCTCTTCGAACTAACCGGCGATGTAGGTTATTGCAACTACATGGTACAAGAGGTGGAAGCATTTGCTAATCCAAACACCTAAGGGCAAGCTCGATGTTATCCACGTTACTGATCGGAGAATCTTCAAGGAGTGTCGTGCCCACTATAAGTATCAAATTGTTGACAGACTGCGACCGCTTGGCGATATCGTTGACGCCCTATATATCGGAACAGGGTGCCATCATGTTCTTTCGGTCCATTACCAAGCCTGTATGGATGGCCGGTACACTACCAACCTTGTGGATGAGTTTGAAAAGTGGGTCTTAGAGCGGCAAACCTATCTGCGTACCGATAAGCGCCCTACGGAAGAAGAGACCGAGATGATCCACGGTATACTTCGGGGCTACAAAGAGAGGTATGAAGAAACTGATCGTGACTGGCAGATCCTGGCCGTCGAGTCCAACTTCAAATACAAGGTGCCGGGAACTAATGTTACCCTAAGCGGCACCGTCGACCTTATTGTAAAGTATCACGGCTACGTATGGATCGTTGACCACAAGTTCCTTCGTTCCATTAGTCCTGCCCTAACGCAGCAGTTGGAGATGGATGACCAGATGACAGCCTATCTATGGCTTGCCAAACAGCATGGCATCGAGGCGAGAGGTTGCATCTACAACGTTATCAGGAAGAAAGCCCCTACGGTGCCTGCCTTGTTGAAATCAGGAGAGCTCAGCAAGAGGATGGACATTGATACCACTTGGGGTACATACATGCAGGCGATAAGGGACAACGGATTAAATCCTGATAACTACGAGGAGATCTTGGGACACCTGAAGGATAAGCCAATGTCCTTCTATCACCGTGAACTGGTCGTTAGAAACAAGCACGAGGTCAATATGCTTGGCAACGACTTACCCTTTGAGATCAAAGACATGACCTCACCGGATACTAGGTTCTACCCTTCCCCAGGCCAGCAATGTGGTTGGTGCAAGTTTCGATCCCTTTGTAAGTGTGAACGAGAAGGCGGTGACGCGAAGTACACCCGCGAACATCTTTACCGAGTAAAGGAAGACGATGAAAGATAAAAGGACCGGAGGAAAAGCTTTAGGGAATAGTAGATAATAATATTATGGCAAAGCCTGAATATCTAATTAAGCCGGGAGCAGAGATTCGTTCCATAATCTTTGGTAACTCCGGCGTTGGTAAAACCAATTTCCTAGGATCTGCAATTGACGATGATCGTACTTCCCCAGTGGTGTGGCTGGATCTTGAGGGCGGAACGAAGTCCATACAGTCACGCTGTAGGTTCCTTGACAATATCAATGAGCTCGGTGATCCTCAACCCGGCCTTATCGACGTCATTAGGGTTAGAGCCTGGACAGACGTACAGAGCGTTTATGATTTCCTGTTTAATGCTCGGCACCTTCAGAAGCGTACACTTTATCGTTCCGTGGTGATGGACTCACTCTCCGAAATCAACTACGCGTCCCTGAAGCATTGCATGAAGGAGATAGGTCCAACGCACCGAGCAGAAGCTGACGTGCCGGAGCAGCGAGACTATCTCCGCACAAACTCCTTGATGAAGGACATGCTAAGAGCATTCCGAGACCTCGAAGGAGTACACGTTTTCTTCTCCGCCTTGCCTCAAGTGAAGGCCGAGAAGGACATTAGCGAGATCTCCTATCTGAAACCAAATCTGATAGGTAAGCTTGCTGATGAAGCCGTTGCCATTGTTGACTACGTGGGTTACCTGCGTGCCAAGATGGATAAGAAACGGGAAATGATCTTCCAGCCTGAGGGGAAGATAATCGCCAAAGAACGGTCAGAGTTCGGCCATCACATTGCGAAGTTGGAAGGTAACCCGATAACAATGACCCAATTCATGAACGCCATAGAAGGAAAAACAAATGCAAGCAATTAGAGTTGACTTTACGTCCACGAATGATGATCCCATCCCGGCGGGAGCGTATAACGCAGTAGTCGCGGGAGTCGAAGAGAAGGTCGCAGGCGAGAACGCCAAGAACCCCGGAAGCAAGATGTTGCTCTGGACGTTCGAAGTGCAGGAGCCACCTGAGTTTTCTGGCCGGAAGCTCTGGGTTAATACCTCTCTTCTTCCTCAGGCCCTCTTTACCTTGCGCAATCTCTTGCGTGCCGTTGATCCCGATAACGCTAGCGACTACGATTCGGAGCTCGAGTTCGAGCCGGAAGATTTCGTCGGTCGCGGCTTGACTCTTGAGGTGATTCAGAAGAAGCACTATCAGGATGACACTCGGATGGTTAACGAGGTGAAGAAGTTTCTCCCTCTTGACTAGCGGGGCGCCTGAGAAGGTTACCCCCGCAAAAGCCAAGAAGAGCCGACGCTGATCGGCAACGCATAACACTCTCCAAAATGGCCGGTAGTCTACGCACGCTACCGGCACTTTTTCCCTATCATGAAACACATAGAACCCGTACCGATACCTCCGATCTGTTTGATCGAACATTGTTTCAAGTACTTTAAGTACCACTTCTGTCTGACGCATGAGGCCCGTAAGAATGAACTCTATCGGCAACTCTACGCCGACATCGGTTTCCATGAGGAGAAGTACCTCATCATGGATAACGGTGCGTTCGAGAATGGTTCCTCTGATGTCCTAGCTGACATCATTGAAGGGATCGAGACGATGCACCCGCAAGAGGTAATCCTTCCTGATAGGATGTTCATGTCTGACAAGACTATCGAGATGACCGCTGATGCATTGCGGGTTCTAAAGCCGAAGTACCCTGGGATGAACTTCCAAGCCGTTGTGCAAGGTCGTAACTACCATGAGATCCTTGATTGCATTCAGGCTTACAACTACATGGGGATAAGCATCATAGGTGTCCCAAAGGATTACGAAGCCTGGCCAGGAGGGCGAGAAGTAATCTGCTCCTTAATCAGAGGAGAGTACTGTCCTCCCTTTGATGTCGACATGATTCACCTTCTTGGAATGGAGAAGGATGTCCATACAGTAAGGCGTTGGCGTAACTGTAACAATATCCGGTCAATGGATACGGCTAAGCCTTACATCATAACGGCAGAGAACAGAAACATGTTCGACTGCAAGATCCCTCGCCAGAAGGATTACTTCTACCTCTCTGATAAATTCTTCGACGACGTTATACTACTACACCAAAATGAAAACTATTTCAGGCATCTCCTTAGCGTTAGCACGCCCCCAGTGTCCAAACTGTACGCTGATCTCTGAGGGTGGCAAGCGAATCGTTTGGGGAAACGGTTCGCCTAACCCAAAGATCCTTATCATAGGCGAAGCACCTGGTTACGACGAGGCATACAAAGGAAAACCATTCGTTGGACAATCCGGACAGTTACTACGGGCTACCCTTAAAGCGGCTGATATCGACGAGGAGGAATGTTACTTCACGAATGTCGTTATGTGCCGGCCTCCGGGTAATAGAACTCCCACTAAGGGTGAGACCCATTGCTGCAGAGGAAGACTTGATTCCGAGATTGCCTTGCTTAAGCCCAGGCGTATCCTTGCTCTCGGCACCACCGCAACAGAAGCTCTGTTGGATAAAACCATTTTCCAATGCCAGAGTGTTTACCATTACTACCAGGATATCCCAGTTATGCCTGCGATACACCCGGCGTATGTACTTCGTTTTCCAACCGCCTTCAGAGATCTAGCCTTTGCCGTTGATAAGCTACATAAGGAACCCTGCAAGATGTACGACCTCGGGTATGTTCCTTACTCAGTAATTACAAACGAATCACAGGCAAGGATCTACCTCGAGACACTAAGGGATTCAAAGGTAACGCTCGACATTGAAACAGGACATGTAGGCCATACGACTCCTCTCTTGGCTGTAGGATTAACTGATAACATCTACCATGCAACTATTTTACCCGGCAAGTTGTTTGACTGCGGATCCATACGATCTGCATTTGAAGCTATGGTTAGGCGTAACTCTATCACCATCCAGAATGCTGACTTTGAGGTTACCCAATTCATTCAACGGATGGGCATTGAAATCGAAACTGGCTTTGATACCTTGCTGGGGCATTACATCCTTGATGAACGCTCCGGCGATGATGATAATGCCAGTGGCGCTGGCCGAGGCTACCACGGACTCAAGACGCTGGGCGGTTTATACTTTGACGCGCCCGACTGGTCGAAAGCGATGGATCCTTACAAGGCCGACTACTCCCTTGCCCCAACTGACACTCTATACCGATACCTCGCCCTCGACCTTAGCGTGACCCATAATCTACGAGAGGTATTTGAGCGAGAGATTATAGGGTCCAATATGTTAGACCCGCTGCGTAACGTTATCTTCCCTGCGATCAAAACTCTTACGAGAATGGAAGTTAGAGGAGCTAGAATTGATCTAGACTACTTCGACAAGTTGGACGATGAGTGGCAAGGCATCATCAACGAGAACACAGAACGCCTACAGCATGGCTTAGGCAAACCTAACTTCAACGTTAACTCCCCTAAGCAGGTAGCGGAGTTGCTGTTCGATGAATTCCGAATGAAGAAGATCGACGGCAGGTCAACGAATTCAAAACACGTAATCCCAAAACTATTGGAGCTATACCCAGACAATGAATATCTCAAAGCTATTGCAGACCTTCGGAAGACGAAGCACATCCACGCAACCTACATTAGAGGTATCCCCTCACTCGCAGACAGTAATGCTCGAGTTCACACCCGATTCCTCCTTCACGGTTCGGATACAGGAAGGCTCGCGTCGCGTGGTCCAAATCTTCAGAACATACCCTCACGGATCGGATCGGCCATACGAGATGGTTTTATTGCTACCGAAGGGTACGACTTACTCAACTGTGACTACAAACAACTTGAATTCAGGGTTCTTGCTTACTTCTCACAGGACCCCCAGCTAATCTCCTTCATCCAATCAGGGCGAAGCATCCACTACGAGGTCGCCTGTCAGTACTTCAACTGTACCGTTGCTGAGGTAGATAAGAGCCGATTGCTCGATGCTAAGGCTGTTGTCTTCGGCATTATCTACCAACGCACGATTGAAAGCATCTGCGAGGAATTCAAACTGACCCGAGAAGAAGGTAAACGTAGGGTAAACATTATTAAGGAAATGTTCCCTAAAGCCTTCGAATGGATAGAGGAGACCAAAGCAAATGCCATTCGTGACATGCAAACTCTTACAACTCCCTTCGGGCGTATAAGACGTTTTCCATTAATCACCAATCGAAACCGGGAAGAGATAATGCGACAGGCAGTTAACACCCCAATTCAATCTACAGCCAGCGACATTTGCCTAACGGCATGTAGGAGAATAGTAGATAAAGATATTGAAGGTGTGCACCCAATTATCCTAGTGCATGACTCTATCCTAATGGAAATACCAAAACATAGCCATAGATATATCCCGCTCATCGTTGATATAATGGAACAAGATCCATTTCCGACTCCCGTTAAGTTCGCTGTTGAGGCTGAGATAGGCGAGCGATGGGGAAGCCTCGAGAAGATCAAATGAAACAATCGGTAGTATGTATCAGCGGTGGACAAGACTCCGTCACAACTTATTTCGCTGCTAAGCACGAGACAAATGTCATCGGCTTGATCCGGTTTACGTACGGACAACAACACAACGAACCAGAGGCATACGCTGTTTATCAGCTGGCGACTCGAGAAGCCCATCATGGGGTACTTCCTTACGATTGCGTCAAGGAAGTTGACATCTCATCCCTTAGTGCCGTAACCGTTTCGGCCCTTAACAGTACCGCGAAAGGCATTAATGTCTCGGAAGCCCATCCTCTTAATCCTTCTCTACCTGCTTCTTTTCTCCCAGGAAGGAATCTCATCATGCTTACTTTGGCTAGCGTGTATGCTCAGTCTGTTGGCGCTCAGGAAGTATGGGCCGGCATGTGTGAGACAGATTACAGCGGCTATCCAGACTGCCGGGACAAGACGATCCAAACCTTAGCCTTAGCTGTTAGGCAGGGACTTGATTACGAGATCGACATCATCACTCCGTTGATGTTTAAGGACAAAGCCGATACCTTCAAGATGGCTTATGACCTCGATGAGCTGCCTTGGATCCTTGAACATACTCATACTTGCTACGTTGGTAACCACACCGTGCGACACGATTGGGGTTACGGATGCGGCGTGTGCCCTGCGTGCGAGGTACGTAAGAAGGGCTTCGAAGGGTTTCAGATTCGCTATCCTGGATTGTAATGATGTACACCATATCAAAAGAGTTTCACTTCTCGGCATCTCATCAGCTAACCCACCTAGCTCATGAACAACCAGATCATCCCTGTGCGAGGCTGCACGGACATAACTATGTAGTCCGTGTGATACTAAAGGGGTATCTAACTGATGCTAATGGGTTCATTGTTGACTACAATGAACTTAATTGGTTTAAGACTATCATTGATACCTTCTACGATCATCAACACCTTAACGATGTCTGCGGCGGTGACCTAGAGACAACTGCTGAGCACCTTGCTAAAAGGTTCTATAACATAGTTGAGACATGGATGAAGGAGAGGCCCGACTCAGAAGACATTTGGGTTGAAGCAGTGGAGGTACAGGAGACTCCTAAGACGTGTGCACGATATGGATCCTAGCAAGACATTCCCCGTAATCGAAATCTTTGGTCCGGTTATTCAGGGTGAGGGTATCATGGCAGGTACCCGAACCCATTTTCTTCGCCTAGGGGGTTGCGACTTTAAGTGTACATGGTGTGACACGATGTACGCAGTGGACCCCATTGAGGTAAAGAAGAATGCTACTCGCATGACATCATCTGAGATCTACGGATCTCTTTGTCGGCTTGAACCGCACGGCAAGATTCTAACGATCTCCGGTGGCAATCCTTGCATGCACGACCTTGACGATCTAGTCTTTCGGTTGATTACGACTAACTGGACCGTCGCCGTAGAGACTCAAGGAACACTCTGGCAAGATTGGGTAGCCAAGTGCCAGGTAGTTACCATCTCACCAAAGCCTCCCTCTTCATCAATGTCGTTCGATGCAACAAAGTTTGTCAAGTTTGTTAATAACGCTGCCCAGTGCGATACTTGCATCAAGGTAGTTGTATTCACAAGGGACGACTTCGAGTTCGCTCTTTCCATTCGAGAAATGGTTCGCGCGATGAATAGTCAGGCTCACTTCTACATCCAGCCCGGTACGAACATTAATGCAGTCGGCTTGGCTGAACAACGAGATCAGATCCTAGATGATACCCGCAGTGTCATCGAATGGGTCCTTGAAACCAATCATGAGGACATTATGGTAATGCCACAACTTCATTCACTTGTTTACGGATCAAAGGTGCGAGGCGTATGACACGAGCAGCAGCCGAGGCAGCAGTAGATACACTGCTAGAATATATCGAACCTAAGACCTTTGAAAGAGAAGGGCTACAAAGAACCGCCTTTCGGGTCATTAAATCCTTTGAGGAAATCTTCGAAGGCTATCTAATGGATCCTAGAGATATCCTCAGTAGGGTATTCGAAGAGGGTCACGACTCGATGGTAATCGTAAGGGATATCCCCTTCTACTCTACCTGCGAACATCATATGATACCCTTCTTCGGTACTGTAGATATTGGATACGTACCCGATGGAGGAAGGGTTGTCGGCCTTTCTAAGTTAGCACGCCTTGTTGATTGCTACGCAAAGCGTCTTCAGGTACAAGAGCGTATGACTGGACAGATAGTAGATGCCCTAGAGAAGTACTTACATCCTAGAGGCTCGATGTGTGTCATACGTGCAGAGCACCTATGTATGTGTGCCCGTGGAATCAAGAAGCCCGGCTCACAGACGATTACTTCTTCGGTACACGGAGTCTTTGCTGAGAAGGGAGATCCACGTTCCGAGTTCCTTCACCTTACAGATACCCAAAGATGAACGCAGCACAACGGCAAGTACAAGACTTCATGCAGGAGGCCATCATTCACGGTGGCCAACAACTCATTAGTGCTACTCCTGAATTAGTTGATACAGAGTTACGCCTATCATTGATCAGGGAAGAGGTAGGAGAACTTGAGCAAGCAGTCGCCGACAACAACCTGGTCGAAGCCATTGATGCCCTATGTGATCTCTTGTACGTCACATACGGAGCAGCCTGTACCTGGGGGATCGATATCGAACCATTCTTCGATGAAGTGCACCGCAGTAACATGGCAAAGTTTGGACCTGGTTTCAGTGTACGAGAAGACGGAAAGTACATCAAGCCCAGCGATTGGCAGCCACCCAACCTTAAGCTTATTCTTGATACTCACCCCTCAAGACTAGAGCTAACAGTTAAGGAAGTAGATCTCTTGAACTACCTCTCAACGAATCAGGCTTCTGTCATAGATGATTTCAATCCTCGAGTCGGGGCTTACCGTAGAGATAATGGAGAAAGGATTCCGTTCGAACTCCTGGAACGTTTAGTCACTGCGGGCCTGATTGAGGAGCATAGAGGTTTCAGCGGGCGAGCCTGGACGCTCAAGGAAACTGTAACGGTTGACCCATAGAATTTTTTGCCCTCTTGATTTCATTTATGAAAGTGTTGTATAATTATAAATGATGGAAGAAGAGATTACTACAATCCAAATTGATCCTCCTTTGGTTGTAATGAAAGATAAGGATCGACTCGTTCACATTAAAGAGATTCATAGCGGTAAGGATTTCTTCATAAGCCTAGGAGAACTCGTTGGAAGATTAAACATGGTTCATGAAGCATGTAGCGATCTTGTAGCGATGATAAAGGAGCTAGGATGAGAGAGAGTTACATACGCGCAAGTGTCTATGATGTTGAATGGCAATGCCTTCGAGTTCATCTTCTCGCTAAGAACAACGATTGGGGTGGATTTGGAACCGAATGGGGATGCATAACTAACTTTCAACATCTAAGGAAGTACGCGTTAGCCACAACGAACCTTTATGAAAGGTACTTAAGGTATTATCGCATCACCAACCTACTCTCAGCGACGCTCTTTGGTTATGGAAAGAGGAAGCAGTTCGAGACGTGCTACAAGATGGTTACAATAGAGCTCGAAGCATATCAGTCGGCAATGACAAGCACGACCTCGATGCAAGCACGTCAACAGATGATGCAAGAGGAAACTTGGGACTGGGATAAGACGAAAGCGGACTTGCAGAAGCTTTACGACAGTGGAGAGATTGAGTGGGAGTGGATATGGGATAACCTTCAGGAGAGGGTTCGTATCTCAAACAAGAAGCCATCTAAGATGCTTCATCGTCCGGAGCTCGTGAGGTTCATAGCTCTTATGAGGGAGATTGACAATGATCTCTGATGCGTTACATCCATATCAGCGAGAGGGCCTAGAATTCTTAGTAGGTAAGAAGCGCGCGATTTTAGCGGACCCCATAGGACAAGGCAAGACGGTTCAAGCCATTGCGGCAGCGATTGAACAGGATGCTAAAAGGATTCTCGTTGTATGTCCTTCAAGCGTGCGCATGACCTGGCGGGATGAGATTACTAAGTGGACTGATTGGAAGTACCAGATTGTAGAAGGTAATCCGATCAAGCGCAAGGAGATCATTCTTAATCCTTGCCAGGTAACTATTATCCACTACGACATCTTAAGGATGCACGTCTCAGCCCTTGAGTCCGTTAAGTGGGATGTCATCATCTGTGACGAAGCTCATCGCCTAAAGAACCGTAACACTAAGATGGCTAAGGCCATGACAAAGATATCACATGCCAACAAAGCATGCCATGTATATCTATTGACGGGCACACCGGTTATGAACCGTGGTGAAGAACTTTGGTCACTACTTCATGTCCTTAACCGTGAACGCTTTAGCTCATACTGGAAATGGGTAAACGAACACTTTCATGTGATTCAAAAGGATTTCGGTAATGGATTTCCAGTTAAACTCATAGGTAGTGTCAAGCGACCGACAGAGTTCAAGGAATACATGAGCTCTTATTTGATTCGCAGAGAGCCTTCAAAACAGAATGAAATAGAGATAATTCATAAGGTTATACGAGTACCTTTAGCGCCTGCTGAGAAGAAAGCTTATCTCACAATGTATGCCCAAATGTACGCTGAAATCCGGGACGACCTTGAGATTACAGTAGACAATGCCTTGGCTAAGTTAATTCGCCTAAAGCAAATCGCCATCTCGAAAGCCTTACTCGATCCTACCGCAACGGTGATCTCCGGGGCAAAGGTAGAGACCATCGTTGAGTTCCTTGAGGACTACGAAGGGAAAGTACTTATCTTTTCCCAGTTCGCAACGGCCATCAATAGGCTCCACAAGCTTCTTCATTATCAGTTTGGGAGCGCTGCGTTTACTGGTGAAACACCTTTCGTCAAGCGCCTCGAAGCTATCCAGGAATGGAAAGGGAACGAGAAGTGTCAATGTCTACTGACGACGATCCGGGCAGGGGGAGTTGGCATCGATGGGCTACAGCATCATGCCAATGTAGTCATCTTCTTGGATAAGGATTGGAACCCTGCAATGAATGCTCAAGCGACCGGAAGGCTTGCTCGCAAAGGACAAGAGCTCCCAGTTACGGAAGTAAGTATCATTGCTGATAAGACGGTTGAGGACCGTATCGAAAGGCTACTCGCATACAAGATCCGTCAAGCGAAAGACACTGTTCCGAGGATTACCCTAGAGGACCTCAAAGACATTATGGACGAATCGCCTAACGGAATTTTTATTTGACCAACATTTTTTTCATTACCACTTGATTTCCATTAGGGTCCTTCTATCATAATATAATTGAAGCTAAATGAAATTGCAGCTTCAGGAGAAATATGGCTAAAGGTAATCGCAAAGCAGCTCAACTTGAGCGACTCGTCACTTGCAAGTCCAACTTGACGAAAGTCGATTGGCAGTTCCCCGGAGAGACGAAGAGGATGATCGCCAACATCGCCCAGTCGGCTCGTTCCGGTTTTGGAGTTCTTGCTGACGCACTTGACGGTCTCGCTCCGTTGAAGGCTCTTGGTGAGGAGCTCAAAGACATTAAGCGTCCGGATTTCGACAGTGCGGATGCTTTCACGAAGGCTCTTCAAGAGCATTGTGATCAGATTGAGATTGCAATCGACAACCTCATCGAGGAAGTTGAAGCTCTGGAAGATGAAGCGGGTGATCCCGATCCGGTGACAGGTAACCTCGGAACTCGAACCAAACTGATCTTTAAGGTTCATAAGGGTGGGG